CGGACAGGCAGGTTAACAAAGTTATTCCATATAAGCCATTGAAAACTCTTTCGGAATAAACCGCCCGACCGGGATAGGTTTGGCTGATTCAATGGCTGTATGTATTTCCCTCTTTCTGAACTCATGTCCCTTTTCTTTGGCTTGTATCTCACATTCTTCCTCTTTGTTTTTGAGATAGTGGGTAATAAGCATCATTGCTCTGTCAACGTTGAAGGTGTTCACGACAAAAGTCTGAACTCTCTCGTCTTCATTCTCCCCATCCGTGAATGTGATTTTCGTCTCAATCTGATAGAATTTCTTTTCATTGGGCTTGGAATCTCCCTCTTCTTCATCTTCTTCCGTTACAGAATCGTTTAAAAGGAATGTATCTTTTAATTCTTCGAGGGTGGCATCATCTACCTTGCGTTCTTTCAAATTATCAGTAAGAATCACACAAGAATCGAACTCCTTGACCATTGTCAAGGTGAATCCGAACATATAGTTTAGTTCGATGTAATCTTTCAAGATACTACAAGAATTCTCCAATCCGGTGGCATACAGCAGGAACTTATGTTTCTTGTCCCCTATTTGTGCCTGTGCAAGATAGGGATATAAGAATTTGTTCTCGTTCTCGAATGCCAAGCGGTTCTGGTTGCTGACTTCCACTTCCTTAATGCCGTCAGCTTCCATACTGAAACGAATTTTCGCCAAAGTGTCTTGGTCTATCAGCGTGCCACGGTCAAAAAGAATTTCATTCCGTTCGATGGTTACTGTTTCACCTGTATCTTCATCAATGAAAGACTCCTCCCATGTTTTGAGGACACGTTTTGCAAGGTACATGTTGAGCATCTTTTTCGGGTCAGATGTCACATACCTGATTTCTGTTTTTCTTGTTTCTATCATAAAAATTCTTTATTGTACATTGTTTAACAAGTGCTTCTTGTAATTAGAGCGTACAAACGATTGTTCTTCGTCATTTAAAGAGTATGCCTTTACCATGAACTTCATTGCCATATCTTCGTTATTGTCGGACAACGGATAGTAATCAGTGGCAAACTTGCAAGAAAGCGTTTCAAGACGGTCGTATTTGTTGCGAACCTCACGAACACGTTCTGTTATCTCCTGTACTAATTCAGCCGATTCGGAAAGTTGCTTTTCGTATTCCTTTTTATCTTTCTCCGCTTGTTCTTTCATTACCTTGTTCTGTGCGGCAAAATTTGAAATCTTAGCATATAGTTCATTGGAGTAAGCCCAGCCTGAAAGAATATCAAAATCTGAGTTCCCGTTGAACTTGTATCGTTCACTCTTTTTAAGGTACTTGTATTCACTTCCAAGTCTATTCCAATCGTAATCAACTTTTCGTAAAGACTTTGCACTTTTCAGGATTTCCGCAACCTTAGTAGCTTCCTCAATGTCAGTAAAAGCAAAACCATCCAAAAGTGGGATAGAGAAATACTGTGTGTCGGCAGGTTCAATCTCGAACAATTCTGGAACTTTCGGTTTATCTAAAAGTTTAATGCCTTCCTCCATCATGCGGAGTTTTATCATTTTTTGGACATCTTCGTCCGACAAAGCGATTATTTCTTGCTCTGTCATTTCGCTAATATTCTTCATAATCTCAATATTTTAAATAAATTCTTTATTACGTTCAATTTCTTGTTGTGCGTAGATAAGCATCTGCTGTTCATTTGCGGCAGGTAAGTAAATGCCAGCTACTGATGCCGACCAATTTCGGAAACGGTCAATGCTTAAAGTCATTTCACCTGTTGTCAGCTCGGCAGAACTGCGCAAATAGGTTACTTCATTGCCTTTCTTGTTGACCATCTTACGTTCAAACAAATCACGGTTGCAAGTCCTCTTATAAAAATCAATTTTTGCTTCGTCGAGACTGCAACCGTACTCACTACCGAAATACCCTAAAAGAAGATGCAAGTAGCTGTTTTGGGCAAGCGTACGGTTAGGTAGTTTCTTTTTCACTTCCACCACCGCACGTTCACTAAACAGCTTGTTTACATACTCCTTGAACTTGGGTATTTCATAATGATTTGATAAATTAAATATCATTTTTCTTTTTCCAAATATAGCCACCAGCCGTTTTCCTTTTGCCGAGCGTACAAGCATTGATACTTGATGCAGCAACTTGTGTTTCAAGAGAAGCCACTTTTGCACTTTCAAATTCAGCTATATAATTCATTTGTAATCCCAATTGCACAACTGGAATTGAATGAGTTATAGACATCTTTCTTTTAGAAAAACTTGAATGCTTTTTATTATACATTGGATGTTTTTCCCCTTTTCGGCTCATTGACATTCGTTTTTTAGTTTCTGCATTGATAACTTTACCTTTAGCAGATTTACTAAAACGGCTTTTAGTAATAGGATTATTATTGTTTTCCGTGCGAGTTACCCACCTTAAATTACAAACATTATTATCCGTTCTAATTCCATTAATGTGGTCTACCTCTGGTTTATTAAATGGATTGGGGATAAAAGTTTCTGCAACAATTCGATGTAACAGTCTTTTATCTTTTCTCAAAGTAACATAAACATATCCGTTCTTTACTCCAACATTTGGAGTAAGCACCTTATTAGGATTCCGAACTTTACCTGTATTAGAAACTTGATAATATCCATTATACCCTTTTACTGTTTTCCAAATCTCTTCCATATCATTCTTCAAGTCGAACAGCATACGCTAAAAAGGTAAATCGTCCTTTACATTGCCATTAGCATCAACCGGAGGCGGAAAGTTCTGCGGCTGTTGCTGATAGGTCGGTTGTGGCGCTGGCTGTTGTACCGATGTTGTTTGTTGGGATTGAGATACACCGCCACGCGCATCTATTTTGTAGCACCGAATAGATGCCATACGTTTGAGTTCTCCGTCTTGATTCGTCCAAGAACGTCCTTGTAAAACAAATGATACAGTAACAACATCACCCTGATTAAAGCGGTCAAGTTCTGCACACTTATCGCCTGAAAACTCTAAGGGAATAACATTCTCATACTCGCTACGCTCTCCCGTATAAGGGTCGTAAGTGGTAGCATCTAAAATGAACTCCCGTTTTGTAAACGAGGAACCACCGTTTTTGGATGGTATTTGAACAGTTTGTCCGATTTCGATTATCCGTCCGGTTATTTGGTTTGCCATTAATTTTCTCCTCCAAATATCTTTTTATCGGTTATAAGTTTTCTGTTTTCTTCCAAAAACCGGATAAATTCCTCACAATGATTAGTAAGAATAGGAATATCACGTTCAGGATTGAAAACGTATGTTTCTGTATAGGTATCTACCACATAACCGCCTTTGTTGAACTCTACAATGTTATACTCAAATGTCCGTACATCCGACCCATTCTGCATAAGAGCATAAGGATAAACTAAATGCTGGTGGTGATCTTTGAACTTTCCCACGGTATAACTACCGGTTGTTTTGATGTCGTGAACACTGGTAGGCATCAGTTCGTCAATCAAACCATAAACCAATACACTACCGTATGCAGTAGGCAAGATGGCTTCTACTCTTTGTTGGGTTAATGCTCCTTTGTAGTAGTTGGCAAACTCGCGGCAAAGGTCAATGTAAAAAGTGAAAGTGCGATTGTTGTAAACAGCTTTTATCCCGTAAAGTTTTCCGTCATCGTGATATGCCTTGCTAATTTCCATTATAGAAGATTTACGGTTCTCAATCATACAATCAATGATTTCATTGAAAGCCGTGCCACGGTCTGCCGCTTCGCTATCGAATGGCTTGCGGTTAATCCGGTCTATCAGTTCTTGAAACTGTTGTTCGTGAAATTCTTCAGGAGTATGGGGTGGATTTTCTGACCACCCCCAGTACTTATCCCAAATCACATCACTATTCAGATATGCCCCAAAGGCATCAAGAAGCGTTGCGTAAATACGATATTTAGGCTGCTGGTTCATATTTCTTTTCTGAATTAAGTTTCAGATTCAAAGACTTCGCTTTGTTAGCTACCAACTTTGCCGCCATTTGCTTTGAAGAACCAACGTGCTCAAAATTATCTATTTGCGCGATAAAATTATTGGCAGATTCCGCATCCGTAATAAGTTCGATCTGTTCTTTTATCTCTTCAATAACTTTATCATACTTTTCCTGTGCCTCTTTCTTGGCAGCAAGCATACCCAAATACGAATTGATTATCTTGGCGGTGATAAAGTCGTTCTTTGCGGTTGGATTACCATTCTTGTCAAGGATGGTAGGAACTTCCATCACTGAAGGAAGATTGCAAGTATTCTTACCGTCATTTCTTGAAGTTGGGTCAAAAGTGATGGTACGTCTTTGGACGCCTCTTTCGCTTTTCATTTCAAGATAACCGAGCAAATCCAGTTCGGTAACGATAGAGTTGTAGGATTTTTCACGCAAGGCAGGGATAAACACCGTATCATCACCTTCTTTTCTTGTGTCGCGATGGGCAACGAAAATGATGTGCTAAGCCCCGAAAGTGTTCGTGTCATCCATGAAAACTCTGCATTGATACCGCTCCAATCACGGATGGACGGCTGGCGGGTTCCACACTTGTGAGTAATGATGAAGTCCATCATCTTGCCGATGGTATCTACTACAATGGTCTGATAAGCGGACAAGTCCTCTTGAAGAACTTGCTGAACATCGCTCCATGAAGTGACCTGTACCGTGTCTATATTCTCCAAGTGCGCCATGTTCATGCGCTTCACGCCGTTATCGAAGTCCAACAGCAGCGGTTTCGGTGCGCTCAATGCTACCGTACTCTTTCCCATTCCGGCTTGACCGTAAATCATCATCTTCACGGTGGTCGGGATAACTAATTCATTACTTTTCTTAATCAGTGACATAATCGTAAATTTTATAGGGTTATTTGTTCAGATATTTACTCATTTTAAAAGCATTAATAGCGGATTGTATCTCGAACTTGGAATATATGATAGGAGAATTTCTGGATGAGCCTTTTCTTTTCTTATGCACCAATCCTTCTTTCTCTAACTTTTCCAAAAAGTTAGGTTCATACCCAAGTGTCTTTAACCATCTGAACGCTTCTCTTTGCTTGATTTCATCAGATACAGGAGACCGTTTCTTCTCACTGGCAGCTGCACCAAGCTCCGCCATGTCCATGCAGATATTTTTAAATTCAAATAATTCAAGTCTTACCTCCATACCGTCCAGTTCTTTCAATTCGTTCAACTCTCGTTCTTCGTCCCCTTCTCATATCGCCCTGTTCGTGATAGAGCGAAAAAGAAAAGATGCACAACAGGCAGAAAGCAACAGCCGACCTAATAGTAGGTGAAAAGTCCATCGTGAACTTCATACCAGCTATTCTCTCATATAGCATGGTTGCCAGTTCTCTGCCGTTCCTTACGTTCAAAATCTCAAAAGCTCTTTGCAGTTGGTTGTTTATCGTGCTGACCGCTCGGCATTTGAGGTTTGCAATTTCTTTTTTCTCATACCCTTGTGCATACATTCGTGCCGTAATCTCGCATTCAGGTGTAAGTTCATTAAAAACTCTCTTCATAATCGTGTAAGTCAGCTGATTAATAATTGCGAATAACCTCAATATATCCGGCTTCCCTGTTAGTGTCCACCGAATACAAAGTTTGCTTCTTGTCTATTATCCGATCAATCCTTGCCAGCCTGTTAAGATCAGCGGTACACCTGCGAAGCTGTCCGGCAAGTTTGTCGCTAAAGTCAAAGCTGATTCTGTCATTCTTCTTTTTCAGCTTTTTCTTGATTTCTGTTCTTTCTTTCAGTTCTTTTGCCATAAGAGTAAAATTTAATTAATGATTCGTGGATGGTAAGGGAATCGAACCCCTCTCAATCGTGCCAATTGTTTGCGCAACACGAAGCTCTAACCGATAAGCTAACCATCCGATTAAAAAAGGTGCACTATCCTCACGGACGGCACACCCAGTACAAACACAATATAAAACACGAATATCTAATCTATTATCAGAACAATGCTTTTAACCGCGTTCTTGAAATGATCAAACTTCCGGTTCAAATCACTCCAAGATTTATACCATGTATTTTTCTCTTCAGCTAATTTCTCGTTAGCCTCTTCCAGTTCCTGCACACGCCTTACTAAATCTTCATGCGTCATGCCTCTTAATTCTTCCACTGTCATAATCGTATAAATTTAAAATGTCGTTAAAAAGGTAGGAGTCGAACCTACTTCTTGTAAGCTAAATGAATATATAAATTAGAATATAAGTTAATACCAACAATTAATCGCTTACACGCATTCCAACAATGCTACTTCATAAATTACCGCCCAGCTGGTTTACAAGGTGATTGTGCACTCATCCCCATGCGCCTTGTGCCGGATTATAGGACTACCTTTTAGCGGTCTGTTTTAAGTTCTCTATAAGTTATTCTCATGAGCGACACACACCCTACACATATAACACTCATTATAGTGATAGAGAATATTTTCATAGGACTGTAAGTAGTAATAGCCCCGTAAAGCATACCGGCAGCACATATACCAACCAATATAGATAAAACGAATTGGATTGTTTTCATAATCGTATAAATTTAAATAAGTATCTGTACCCTAATCGAATAGCAGAACCTTATTTCAGTTCAGTACAGACTATAAGACCTTTCAGCGATACTTGTGCCTAACCAAGCATACTCATCACGCTAAAGACAAATTGGCGTGCTGAAAGTAAAAATCATTTCAACTTCGTGGCTTTACCACCATCAGACATATACAACCATTCGCCCATTGTCGGCTTATCCTCGGTTGCTATCGGTGTCAATTCCGTTCCACTTGCACCCACCACTATCCACCATCACTGGCTTCGCTTACGTGCCTTCGCAGAAATATATCTTTTTATCGTATCAATATGTCAAAGAACCAATCAATAGCACCCTACCCGATTCTCGCTATCGGTTGCCGTTCAATCCGTCTGTAGGGCTGTCGTGCGTTGCATAATCGTGTATTATGCGTATCGGCTGATACCTTGTACCCGGCATAGAGCATCGTAGTCCATGCCATCATCTTCACAAGTTTCAAAACCTTTTAAGGCATCTTCCAAACTGTCTATCTCATCCGTTATCAACTGGATAGCTTCTTTTTTGCTATCAGCATTGAACATCAGGCAGACAGCCTCTTCATCATTGTTATGGGCAGCCTCTAAATCTTTATAAAGGCTATCCAACTGCTGGTTAATCGTGTAAGCATTCATATCCATATCTTTTATGCGATTGACATCAGATTAGCTTTTTTGAAGCATCTGAATTCTTGGCGTTCAGTATCATAGTAAGTCTGGACGGTATCATTCTTTTTTCTGTTGTCAGTACCAGTGATGGCAGGCATCAGCTTTTCATTTAGTGTACCGTATGCCTCACGAACGGAACCGTCCACTTTTTTGAAGTAGAACTTCACTATCTTCTTTTTCATCTCACCTTTCAACTTCAAGTTAGCCCAAGAGACCTTCATTGCTTCGCTCATGGTGTAGCCATTACGCTTAACGAACTGCCAAGCAAGGCTCATTACTTCGTGTAAAAATTCTCTTGTTCTCATAATCGTGTATTTTAATATGTTTATACTATTTGAAATCTGAATTAATCTTCGTTTCTTTGTATCAGTTTAATTTGATAATGCAAATATACTATCAATTTTGATATAGTATATCATTTTTGATTATTATTTGTGTTAATAATATCTAATTTGATTAATCTAAAATGATAACATTAAGACAAATAATTAGAAATCAAGGTGTTACAAATAAAGTAATAGCTGATGCGTTAGGCATAGAATCTACCAATATAGGTAGATATGATGATTTATCTAAAAGAAGACTATCAGAATTGATAATCATATCTAAAGCCTTGGATATGTCTCTAGGCGATCTTGTCCAACAGGCAATGGCTGATGAGATTGAACTAGGAGATGTTACGATTATCAATAAGCCTAAATATATAGAAAGGATAGATGAAGAAGGCATAATTAATCTATATGACATTGAGGCTGCCGCAAATTTGAAATCTCTTTTGGTGAACAAAGACCAAAACATACTAGGAAAGATAAGTATCCCCAACATACCGAAATGTGACGGTGCTGTATATGTCAAAGGAGATTCTATGTATCCTTTATTGAAATCGGGAGATATTATAGCTTATAAAGAAGTTCCCGTAGAAATCCAACACATTTTTTATGGGGAAATGTATTTGGTTTCAATAGATGTAGAAGGTGAAGAATATCTAACTGTAAAATACATAAATCAATCTGAAAAAGGAGGTGATTGGATTAAGTTGGTAAGTTACAATCAGCACCATCAACCCAAAGATTTTCCTTTGGCATCAGTTAAGGCACTAGCTTTAGTAAAACTAAGCATTAGGATGAATACGATGAAATAAACGCCATGAGTTTCAACCAATACACATGGGACCTATATAAACAGACCACAATCGGAATAGAGATGATAAAATACTTTTCCGATGCGGGAGGATATGTTTTATTCAAGGATTATTGTCCGTACGCTAATTTCATACCAGAAGATTTATATAACGATTGGTTGGAGAATATATATTGCTACGGTGTATCAGATTATGACCATCCCAGCTCATTGGAAGAAGCAAAAGATTTATACATTTCACTTATCACATTAGGCATAAGGGTAGAAGGGCAACAATGGCTTCCTGCTAACGACTTCAAGAATATGCTTGGGATTATCCAGCCGATGTCCTATGTCTTATCACAGTTCGCCCCAGAATATTTCTTCCCGTACCTGTTCCTTTGCCGAATATTCGAGCTGAATAAAATAGCGGATTTCTTTAACATAGACCTCCCCAATATTCCCAAAAGAACTGATTACAAAGGAAGGTGCATGTATTATTGGGAACTTTGCGAGGTGTTTTATTTGTTCAGAAAAGAAAATGGACTATCTCCAGCAGATCTATGGTCTTTCCTATACGACTTCGCACCCAATAATCTCCCAAGCGAGAAAATAGACATGCCCAAACCGTCACAAGTCTGGTTCATTGGCGGCAGGTTATACCAAGAAGATAAATCCTTAGAATCGAAATTCTGGCAGTCAAGCCCCGAAACAAAGAAAGGGGATATTCTTGTTCATTACGAAACGTCCCCAATCAGTGCAATCACTTGCATAGAGATATCGCTTACGGATGGCGTAATAGACCCTCTATTCCGATACTACGGGTGTATCTATATTGGGAATAGAATAAATATTCCTCACATTACTTTGAAAGAACTACAAACTGATGAATATTTTTTCAAACACCCACTTGTTAGAAAAAACTTTCAGGGAGTAAATGGTTGGTCGGTTAACAGTGAGAACTATTCAGAGTTACTTCGGATGATAAAAACAAAAGGATTTGATATAGAGGTTTTGCCAAAATTGTATGCCCCAACCTTGCCCAAAGACGTAATTATAGAGTACGAACATGATGTAGAACAGCAATTGCTGGAACCATTGCTTAACTCTATGGGATGGTATGAAAACAAAGACTTCATCCGGCAGTTACCAATCCAAGCAGGGAGAGGACATAGGATATTCCCAGATTATGCGTTACATTATGGCAATAAACCAAATGAGGAAAGGGCAAAAGTGTTGATTGAAACCAAGCTGTGTATGAGGAATAACAAGGAAAGAGAAGAAGCATATTTGCAAGCGCGCTCATACGCCCGATTACTTAATTCTTCTGTGATTGTTTTATGTGATAAGGATTACCTGATTGTTTATGAGAAAAAAGACAGCTTCGACCGGGACAGATACAAGAAATACTGTTGGGGAGATTTTGAGAATCCAGATACTTTCAACGAATTAAAGAACAAACTAAATATATAAGATTATGAAGAAGATTCTATTTACCATAATAGGCTTGTCAGCACTATTCTGTATGAGTTCCTGCGATGAAGCTGTTTATAAAGGGAGGAAAGTGTATAAAGCATATTTCGATTATACCTTAAAAGACCCTGAATCTTTCAAGGTGTACAGCGAAAAATACACAAAGGATGGAGATTTCACAGTAAATTGGGAACTGGATTATGGGGCTAAAAACTCTCTCGGTGGAATGGTGAGGGAGAAGGCTACGTTTACAACTGTTGGTACTTCGATATTTATAGACGGAAGTAGTTACAGGCTTGATGAATTGAAATGATTTGAAAATTGTTTTAGCAATATTTTAGCAATAACAACTAAAGAACATGATTGGAATCCGGGAAGAGTTAAAAAACAACATAAGCCGGGGATTACGCCCGGCTTTAACATGAAAATCTCCTTTGTTTCAACATTGTTTCAACATCAAACGAAAACGAAAAATATAAATAGGTGACAAACAGCAGATTAAGAAGTAGAAAAAATTAGCCAGATGAGCTAATACCCCAAGAAATAATAACGATGCAAAGATACATAGAAAATCAATAATACAAAGCTTTTGGGAAAGTTTTTTTCATGTGAACAAAAAATTTATGGCATTAAGGAACAAATGGACACTTGATAAATAAGCTATAACAAAATGTTATAATTATATATTTTCTGCTTGTGTCAACTCAAATCTATAAAGTTATATAACATAATATTATAGTCTATCTTTTCTTTGTATTTATTTGCATATTTAACTTTTTATCGTTATATTGCAAAAGAATCAAAGAAAAGGAGGCTGTATGAAAAAGTCAATGAATTTTCTAGAGTTTATACAGATTGTAAAGGATGAAAATGCTTGTTATGATCTGTACGAACAATGGAAATGGGGTGACAAAGTTGTTTCTCCATTTGATCCCACCTCCAAGGTTTATAAGTGTAAGAACCATAAGTATAAATGCAAGAATACAAACAGGTATTTCACAGTAAAGACAGGAACGTGTTTTGCAAATAGTAAGATTCCTTTTACTAAATGGTTCTATGTTATGTGGTTATTTGCCCAAGGGAAAAGAGGCATATCTTCCTATCAGGTATCTAGAGATATTGATGTTTCTCAAAAGACCGCATGGCGTATGTTACATAAGATACGTAAGGCTATGACAGGAGAAAACGACTACTATCTTGAAGGAGAAGTTGAGATTGATGAGTCATTTGCAGGTGGAAAAAATGCAAACCGACATAAGGATAAAAAAGTGGAGAGATGTCAGGGGAGAAGTTTTAAAGACAAAGTTCCTGTTTTTGGACTAATAGGCAGAAATGGGGATTTGGTTGCCAAAGTAGTAAGCGGAACAGGTTCATCCAAGCTGCTTCCAATTATAAGAAAGTATGTTGAAGAAGGAAGTACAATATATACTGATGGATGGGATTATGGCGAAGTATCCGAAATGTACAACCAAATATCTGTAGATCACGGGCATAAATATTATGGTATTACTTATTACAATGATAATAAAGAAACGGTGATGATTACTACCAATACGATAGAAAACGCTTGGTCTGTTTTCAAGAGGATATACGCCACATATTATCATATAAGCAAGAAATATATGCAACGCTATGTAGATGAATTTGTCTTTAGATTTAATACCAGAAAACTTAGCGATTCTGACAGATTTAGATTACTTTTGCAATACTTAGATATAGGAGATTACAGATATGCAGGATGATAAGAAAGAAAAGCCAAAGGACGAAAAGAAAAAGAAGAATAAATACATCGTAAAAGATGGAGATGGGAACATCATGGATGTGGAAGTTCCTGAATCATGGATAAAGATTCTGGAAGCAATGAATAAGGGGGAAAAGAAAAAATGAATACCTTTTCTGAAAAATTATTTATTTTTATTTGGTTAAACAAATGTAATTTCATATCTTTGTTGCGTAAAACAGTTGGATATATTAAATATTCTATCTAGTTTTGCGACATCGGAAGAATAAAGGAAGAAAATGCTGGGCAACCACCTTGTGATCCCCAGCATCCGCTAATTAATTTAGTCGAGTTGACGAAATTTTAAATACAACTCAATTATCCTTAGTAGGATATTAATTAGCTTAAGAAATTTTCTTATTTTCATGAAAAAAACTAAATTAATAAGCAAGAAATAGATTGGACCCTTTTTCTTGCTTTTTTTACATACAAATGTAAAACTATTTGCTTTAATATGCAAATATTTAATAATAATAGTTAAATAAAACAGACTTATACCTTGTTTTACAGTCTGTTTAAACTTCCCTCAAATAACGATCTAATGGTTGTTTTATATATCTGTTTATAAATTAGTAGAGCTTCTACTATAATCTATCTCTTTCATATAGGAGTCGTTTTTTTTATTTCTTGTATAATTTGGCAATATTAATCATGATAACACATTTGACTGATACATTAATTTCATTGTATAAAATGGCTCTCTAATATCTTTGCACACCTGTTTAATTTTGCAATTTTATTTTACTAAAAGCATATTCTTCAAATAGTTAACATTACATAAAAATAACTTAGATTTAATGCGATAAAAATATAAGTTTATATTTTTGTGCAAAAATTAATATTATTAGATTATGCACAGCCGAATTTGTTTATTATGCGCCTCTTTACTTATAGGTGTTTCTGTCTATGGACAAAGTTTGAAAATAAACGAAGTAGACAAATTTTCCAAAGAGAAAAAAGTATATACTTCTTTTGAAAAAATATCTTCTGAATCTGTAATGATGGTATCTCCTATTGGGAAAAACATTTGGTTACGTTTTGCACATGATCATGGATTGGATTTTGCCCAGTTAAGATGGTGCAGTAAAGAAGTCTTATCCGTTGATTCTGATGCTGATATTGTATTTCTTGACAAAGATGGAAATACTTACAATTTTAAAAACAAAGATTATACTTTATCTACACCTGGAGGTGGGGCTGTCGTTGCTTTTGGAATGAATCTGCTTGGAGTTGAATTAACTTTGATTGGAAACTGTTCGGTTTTCAAAGATAAAACAATGACTGCTATTAGGATTTATACCAATGATGGATATTACGATTTTGATATAAAAGAAAAGAACGCAAAGAAACTAATTAAGACATATTCACTATTTGAAAAAGCATTGAAAAAATGAAGATTGTAAAATTTGGAACAGCAGCATTAATAGCCTTTGTTGGATGTGTTTTAAAAGTTTGTATGTTAATTATCGGACTGTTTAATTTTAGTATAGTAACTCCAACAATAAATACTATAGCAGATATTATTTCTTATTCTCTCATTGGATATTTCTTCATTATATTATATCTAAAAATAGGATGGAAGATAAATTGGGATCAAACAAAAAAGGGAGCATAACCACACTCCCTTTTTTGTTATCTTAGCAACTTGAAATATGGAACAAGTATAACCATTTGTTATAACTATTTGTAATGGTGTCAATTTGTTCCTTAATACCAAATTTATTTGCCACTTTTACTCCA